CCTGTTGGACAAACAGATTTTACGATTCTACGGCGCGCTGGTTTTAAGGTGTTATCTCCTTCGCATCCCTACATGGTAGCGGACAAGATCAACACTGTGAATGGCGCGTTTATGAACGCGAAGAGCGAATCGAGGCTTTTTGTTGATGGTTCTTATTGCCGGAGTCTTTGTAAGGCGTTAGATGGCCTAACGTATCGGCCCGACTCTTCTGAACCTGATAAATCTCTTGGGCTTGACCATATCACGGATGCGCTAGGCTATCTCGTGCTGTATGAGTTGCCCATGAAGGATGCGATGCGGCGAGTGAAAATATTGGGAGTATAATATGCCGATTGAATCAGTCCATATAGATTATCTTACACGTATACCCCAGTGGGAGCTTTGCCGCGACCTATCTGACGGCGAGGATGCGGTGAAATCGCGTGGCGAGAGATATCTTCCTAAGCTCTCTGGCCAGAATGATATTGATTATGCGGCATATCTTGAGCGTGCGTCGCTCTACGGCGCGTTTGGGAGAACTGTCGAGGGCCTTGTGGGGATGATTGGCCGCAAGAAGCCGGAAATCTCTCAGATGTCGGGTGCGATATTGCGGCTGAAAGATAATATCGATAACGCTGGAATGTCCCTTGACCGTTTTGCCTATCGATGTGCGCGTGATGCGATTGAAATTGGACGTTATGGTATTCTTGTTGAATATCCTACAATTCCTGAAGGCTCCACGATTGGAGAGGCCGAGGCGCAGAACCTTCGGCCCTACGCGGCATATTATCCCGCTGAATATGTTATCGACTGGCGGCGCAAGACTGTTGGCAATGCGCAGAAACTTATTTTTGTAAAGTTGAAGGAACCTATCGCTATAACGAATGGTGATCCTTGGGTAATGACTGGCGACTATCAGTTCCGCGTGTTGAGGCTACTTGATGGAGTCTATCAACAGGAAGTCTATGACAAACGCGGGGACATGATTCATAGTGTTATTCCACTTGTTGATGGTTCACCGCTTAGTTTTATTCCATTCAGTTTTGGTGGCGGAATTGATGCAAAAAAACCGCCCATGTATGACCTTGCGAAGTTGAATATCTCGCATTTCAGGAATAGTGCGGATTATGAGAATGGTCTGCACTGGATTGGTACTCCAACACCTATTTTCTCCGGCACTTTTGCCGACACGAATCCCGATGCTGATGGCGCGGTAGAGGTTAGACTTGGCGCGACGAGTGGAATTCATCTGACTGAGGGTGGAGACGCGCATTTCCTTGAGTTTAATGGACAGGGCCTTGAGGGTAATCTCGGAAAGGCGCTCGACCGCAAGGCGAATCAGATGGCGGTGCTCGGTGCGAAGATGTTGGAAACCGAGAAGCGCACCGCCGAAAGTTACGACACAGTTGCTATTCGTAGACAGGAAGAGACGAGCATTCTTGCCTCTATCACAAATGATGTTTCTCGCACCGTCCAAGAAATGCTCTCATATATTGACATGTATTATGGCGGTAATTCTACTGTTGATTATTGGCTCAATACTGATTTCTTGCCACAACCGGTTGACGGCAACATGGTACGTGAAATGGTGGCTGCGTGGCAGTCGGGCGCGTTCTCCACAGCCGAGCTCTTTGAGTTTATGAAGGCGGGAGAGGTGATCGATTCTGGTAAAACGCTTGCGGAACATGAGGATGAGGTGATGGATGACTCTGTACGTGTGGGGTTAATGGCAAAGGCCGCGCTCCTGCAGGCGAAAGCGAAAGCGCAGAGCACACCTCCGAATGCGGAAAGTATGGCTGGTAACGCATGACACCAAACGAAGCATTGCGCAACGCGATTCTACGGCGAAAAATCTTGGTATCGCAATTTGCGACAGGAAAACTTGTAGAACTGTTGCGGGTGTTTGACGAAATCGATAAAGAAATTCGTGGTGTAGTACGTGAATCTGGTGACCTTTCCCGAATGGCTACGTGGGAACTTGATGCGCTCCTTGAAGATATTAAGCGATTCAATGAAGAGGCAAACTGGGAAGTCAAGAAGCGCACGGATGAGGCGAACGCTGAACTTGTTTCGGCTGAAATAGCCTTTATAATCGCACTTCTTTCTCAATATGGGGTGGTGAATGGAGTTGAGACGCAGGCCGTATTGGATGCTGCAAAAGCTATGGCGGTGGATGGACTCTTGCCGGATGAGATTATGGATTCTATCTCGGCGCTCCGAGATAAGACGGCTTCGCAAGCGATTCGCAGAGCATTTGTGGAAGGTAGCACAGCGACAGATGTAATTACCGACCTCTACGGCACGACGTCCAATAACCACAACGGTTCCATGACCCGATTAAACCAACGTTCAATAGATGTCATGGGTCGCCTGTCGATGGGAGACTATGAGAACATTGCGCGAGAACAGGTATACAAAGCCAACCCGCAATTGGTATATGGCGTCCAGTGGGTGGCAACGCTCGATGGCAATACTTGTATCGCATGCGGCGCGCTCGATGGCCAGATATGGAGGCTTGATGAGCCGCACCCAGAGCCACCCTATCACGGTGGCTGCCGATGTATTCTTGCTCCTATTCTCTTAGGAGAGAAAGCGCCGGATATCTGGACATTCTCTGACTGGCTTGCGAATCAGGATGCGGAGACGCAGAAGGAAGTATTGGGCCCGTCGCGTTATTCGATGTATAAACAGGGTACACCATTCAAAAGCTTTTCAGTTGATGGACGAATTAAGACATTATCTGAATTAGGTTTCAAGAAATAGGCATATATGCCCCTGTGGGGCTTTAAGCAATATACCGCCTGTGGCGGGAAGCATATCTCTGGCCTGTGGCCGAAAACGATATGGCTGTGCCATGTCGGGGGAGTTTTTGCATGGCTGATGAAGGAAATGAACTTGAAGAGTTGAAGGGCGAAATTGAGGCACTCAAATCTAAAAACAAGGAATTGATTACCGAACTTCGCAAGGCAAAAGGCAGCACAAATGAGGAGGCGGCGAAACTTGCCGCAGACCTCGACGATGTTAAGGTGGAGAAGGTGAAGCTGGAAGCGGCCTTGAAAAAGGCGAATGACACGCTTGCCGCAACGCAGAAAGACACCGAATCGAAGCTGGCTGCAAAATCGCTTGCCTTGCAAAAACTCATACGCGAAGAGGGGCTTGTGAAAGCTCTTACAAGCGAAAAGGTGAAGCCGGAATTTTTACCTGCCGTAGCCGCGCTCTTGCGAGAGAAGGTTGAGGTTGATGAAGAGAAGTTTGAGGCGTTCGTAACCGAGAACGGTACTCGTAAAACCCTGACCGAATTTGTGAAGAACTGGTCGGCAAGCGATGAGGGTAAAAACTTCATCGGCGCTCCACTCTCTGTGGGAGGTGGTGCGCTTGGGGCTGGTAAAGATGGCGGCAATGGAAAGGCGTGGAAGGATATGTCGCTTGACGAAAAGACCACGCTATTTAGAACACAACCCGACCTTGCGAAGCGTCTGCAAGCGGGAAGTTGAAACTACTGTCGTGAGACAGAAGGAGCTAGAAAATGGCCGAGGCTAGACTTGCGGATGTGGTCGTTCCTGAAATTTTCGACCCATATGTGAGCGAGCGTGCACTGGCGCTCAATGCATTCTATCAGTCGGGAATCCTTGTCCCGAACCCTGAAATTTCGCGCAATCTTGCCGGTGGTTCGCAGACCTTCACTATTCCCTATTGGAAAGACCTGTCGGGTGATTCCGAGGTTCTTTCCGAGACTGGGGATATGACTGTCAATAACGTTACTACTGACCAGATGATTGTTCGTAGACAGCTTCGTGGCAAGGCGTGGGGCTATAATGACCTCGCCGCACAGCTTTCAGGCGACAACCCCGCTTCCGCGATTGCCGACCGTGTGGGTGGCTATTGGGCGAGCGAGATGCAGAAACTTCTTGTGTATTCCATCCGTGGCATTATCGCCGACAACGTGGCGAATGATTCCAGCGATCTCGTAGTGGATATTTCTACCGAGGATGGTGACAACGCTACCTCCGCGAACAAAATCAGCGCCGAGAAAACGATTGATGCGATTATGAAGCAGGGCGACCGCTTCAAAGAGATCGCCGCACTCGCGGTTCATTCCACGGTTTTTTCCACGCTGGTGAAGAATGACCTGATCGACTATGAGAAGGACTCGAACGCTTCTATATCGATTCCTTACTACCTGGGCATGCGCGTGATTGTCGATGACAACCTCCCTGTGATCGATGGTTCTACGAGCGGATACAAGTACCACAGCTATCTTTTCAAGAATGGCGCAATCGGATTCGCTGACAACATCGGGAAGTATGTGGCGAGTGAGGTTGAGCGCAAGAAGGCTGGTATTGGTATCGAGAATCTTTATACCCGCCGCCAGTTTGCGTTTGCACCCGCTGGATTCTCGTGGGTAATGTCGCCCGATACGGTGGTGTCTCCTTCGGATGCGAACCTCTACACCGCTACCTCATGGAATAGAGTGTTTAATGCGAAGAACACTGGTATTATCGCGCTGATTTCCAACGGCTAACCGTTAAGGAGGACAGAATAATGGCTATCTATACCCATTCAAGGAAACGCTTTCAGAAAGTAATCCTTGCGGGTGAGAGTGTTGGCGCGCTGACGACTTCCCGCGATTGGAATATCGCGGGGCTGTCCTCCGCTATTGCCCTTGCCACACAGCTTAGGACGCAGTATTCCGCGCACGTGGCGGACGTTACTGAGGTTACTGGTGAACATAAGGCGCTGCATACCGCTGGACAGCTTGCGACTACAAGCATCGTGCCTTACAACCTTACTTCGCTTCTTGTGCTGACGAATGACCTTACCGCGAAATATAAACTGCACAATGCTGATGCGATTGCGGTAGCTCCTACCTACCACCAGGCACAGGATACGACCCACGCCCTTGCCGCTGAAACAACCGTTACCACGCTTTCTGGTGCGATTACTCGTCTTAATGACATTAAGGCGAAATTCAATCTGCATGATGCTGAATCTACCGCGCATACTACAGGAAGTAAGTATCAGGTTGATGCAGCCAACGCTGCGTTTGGAACCGAGATTCGCGTGAATAATGATGCGGTGCGTGCTGGCGATTTCGTCATGTGGTCAATCCTCGATGACGGAACTGGTAATGTAACTGGTGTATCCGCCACGTCATATGACGGCTATATCAAATTCAAATTTTCGGCCGATCCGCAGGATGACTGCATTGTCAGTTATCTCGTGGCGGCTGATTAAGAGGCGATATGGGAATAGGCGAAATTAAGTATCCAAAGAAAGCGTTTGAGCGGGAGCGGCAAACTGCGATGCATTTGCGGCTTACGGCGCTTGAAGCGAAGGTGAAGGCACTTGAAGAGCGAAACGCGCCCACGTTTGCCGACCTCAAGAGCGAGTTTATTGCGCGTGGTGGAAAGTTCACTATCGGCATGAAACGCGAGGATGTGCTGGCTGGGCTTGAAGAACTCGACAAGTTGCGCGACGTGGGAGAAACACTGTGATTGTAATAGAGGACGGTACAGGGCTTGCCGATGCGGTGAGCTATGTGAGTTCGGCTGACGCCGACATATATCATGCCGCTCGTGGGAATAGCACGTGGACTGGCACCACCGCCGCCAAAGAAGCCGCGCTCGTAAGGGCGACACAGGCGCTTGACGGTAGGTATCGCTGGCCGGGTGTATTGTATTCCGATACGCAGGCTCTGGACTGGCCTCGCACCGATGCCTATGACGTTGACGGAAATGAGATTGAAGGCGTCCCGCAAGGTGTAATTGATGCGGCGTGTGAAGCGGCTCTTGTGGAGCTCATAGAACCTGACGCGCTTTCACCCAGCGTTGAAACTGGGGTACGGCGTGAAAAAGTAGGCGGCATTGAGGCTGAATACTTTGGCACACAGCGTACAGGATATACAAAAATTGCCCATTGCCTGCGCAGAATTATTAGATCGTCGGCGGGTGGAATCAAGATCGTGAGGACAACATGAACTATGCCGAACTCGCCAGCCATGTTGAAAAACTCATAACCAAATATGGCAAGACTCTTACACTCCGAGCCTATAGTGCGGCCACCTATGACCCTGTAACGATGGTATATGTCGCTGGGTCGGCGGTGGATACGTCGGTGAGCGCGGTTGAAGAGGCATATAAGGACTATGAGATTGATGGAACATTGATACAGGCGGGCGACATACGACTTATGGTGTCTTCTTCGGTTGAGCCTACACCCTCGATGAAAATAGTGATTGACGGTGTGGAGTGGGCGATTATCCGAGTGTATCCTTTGCGGCCTGGTGAAGTAACATTTTACTATACCATTCAGGCGAGAAAGCCATGAGTTTCGCGGAACAGTTTTCCAGCTTCACAATTAATGTGGAGAGCTGGGCCGAGGATAAATGCCGTGGCCTTGCGAATGCTGTTGCGACGCGCATTGTGGCACGTACTCCTGTTGGAAGTGAAGAGCAGGTCGATGATCCTGGACAGGCAAAGGGGAATTGGCAAGGAACGATTGGAAGCCCCGCTGCGGGGACAATCGATCATCAGGATGAATCTGGTGCGGAAACATTGGCCGAGATCAATAGTAAGGTGCAAGAATGGAAACCAAGTACTGGTGAATCGTTTTACATTACCAATAACATAAGTTATATACCGATACTGGAATATGGACTCTATCCAAATCCACCTAAGCGTGGGACGGGACGCACTGTCAATGGATTCTCCACACAAGCACCATCAGGAATGGTTGGGATTACCGTTGCGGAAGTGGGCGGTAGTTTCAATGGTTTTACCGAGGAACCGATATGAGCGGAATACAGCCTTTACAGCAAGCGTTTTACCAATATATGATCGTAGGCTGCACTATATCTGCCGCAAGTGTCGCGTGGCCGAACATTAGCTTTACTACACCGACAAGCGGTCTTTGGTATATACCATCCTTCCTCCCCGGGATTCCTAATGCGTCCGCGCTTGGCAATGCCGCACCGAATCGACATACAGGGATATTTCAAATCATCGTATGTGCGCCGTATGGACAAGGCGAGGGCGCTGCGGTTACGGAAGCTGAACGAATTATTGCACTTCTGAAACGTGGTACGGTGATTGTACGCACTGGTGATGAATATGGTTTATTCCTTAGTGAATCATTGAATCCTGATGACTTTTTATATCCATCGGCTTCGGCAAGAGTTGGAGCGATACGAAGGACATATAGGACACAGGGATTCCCGTCAATCGAGCCTGCATGTTGGCAGGTTCCTGTACGGATTGAATATTGGGCTGATATAGCGAACTAACGTCGGGAGACATCAGGAAAGCATATCAGCCTTTCTTATCTACTGTCGTGATGACAGAAGGAGCAAAAAATGGCAGAGGGAGCGGCCTATAGGCTTTCATATGTAACGGAGTCTTCTTTCGGTACTCCGTCTGGAACCACCTTCCAGCTTTTGCATGGACACTTGAACGCTGGCGGCGCTCTCTCTAGGGCGCAGCTTCAGTCCGAGGCCATTAGAAGCGACCGTGGTGTGGCAAGCACTCGTTTTGGCTCGAAAAAGCCAAGTTTCCGATATCCGTTCGAGTTGCGGTACGGCGCTTATGACGATATGTTCGCCTCGTTTAATCAGGCGGAGTGGACTGTTGCGGCCGCAGCGAATAGTGGGCTTACTGCGACGGTGGTTGCGGGCACCACGAATACGATTGCAGCAACTGGTATTGACACCAATATCGTCGCTGGCGACTGGGTGAAGATTTCAGGCTTCACGGGTGGCTATACCGCAAATAATGGGTTCTTCAAGGCTACGGTGGTAGCGACTGGCACACTTACGCTTGGACAGGCGAAGGATGTTGCTGGTGCTTCTCTTCTTGTCGCATGTTCTTCGCAGTCAGACATTAGTGTCCAGCGTGTAAGCTATAACGCTACAGGTTCGACAAAGAGCTACCTTGCGTTTGAGGAAGCATATACTGATATTGACCTATTCAGGGAATGGCTTGGCATGGCGGCAAATACCATGTCGCTCAATATCGCGCCGGATAAGATTATCACGGGCGAGTTTGGCTTCATGGGCAAATCCCTTGTTGGCCCTGCCGCAGCGACCTATACCACGGCACTTACCGCACTCCCCTCTACGCTTCCGATGACCGGTAGTGACCTTACCGGCGTTGTTTCGGTGGACGGAGTACCTGTTGCGACGGTTACGGGCATTTCATTCAACGGCAACAACAATGGCGAACAATTGAATGGTGTATTCGCACAAACGCCATATCGCGTGGCGACTGGAAGATCGAACCTTTCCGGCCAAATGAGCCTCTACCTCCTCGACTATGCGTGGTACACAAAATATCTCGCCGAGACTCGCTTTGCGCTGTCGCTGAAACTCATGGATTCCGCTGGCTCTACGGGATATGCGATTGAGGTTCCGTATAGCGCGATTATCTCCGAGCCCACCGAGAACAAAACTGAAACGAATGTCATTCAGAATATCCGTTTCCAGGTTGAACCATCCTCTGTGTACAGCCTTGTAAACTGGAAGATTTACAAACTCGCATAATAAGGAGCGAAGATGAAACTCTCTCGTTTTGATTCCATTACCAATGCAGAAAAGGGTGTAGATTATGAGATTCCTGATCCGATTACTGGCTTGCCTAGCGGTATGGTCTGGACGCTGCTGGGGTCTGATTCAAAAGTCTACAAAGGCGCGCTCGATGAAATTATCAAGCGCAACCGTGCCTCAAAGGGAATGGCTACTATCTCCGACGATGATAGCATCGAGATCATTTCACGGTGCGTAACTAGATGGAAGGGAATGGAAGATGACAATGGGAAAGAGATTCCATTCTCGCAGGCAAAAGCTCGTGAAATACTCGCTGGTTATCCCTACATCTCGCAGAGAGTTTCTACCTTCATTACCATGCGGGAAGGTTTTTTTCAGAAGCCCTAGCTGGGCTTAAAACCGCTATCACCGCGTTTTGCAAGCTGAACATACCCGCGAAGGCTGGCGAGACCTCTTTGCGGGTACAGCTTGAACAGGTTGAACGTTCAACCGGACACCATGATGAGCGCCTTGACTCAATAAAGATACCCGAAGGATTTGAATATCTGTTAGACGTATATATGAAGTTGCGCAGGAGTCAGGCGCTCACTTATTCCGACCTTGTTTCATATCAGCACATTACCGGAAAAGAATTTGACGCATTTGAAGTGGATGCCCTATTCGCAATGGATTCCGCGATGGAGGCATATCTTGAAGAACGTATGAAGCCACAAGAGGCATAATATATGGCAGCACCGAGCGGAAACGCGCAATTAAGCGTTGAGATAATACCTGTAAATTTTGAGCGCGGACTCACTCTTTTGCGGCAATACACGCAAGAAGCAAAGTATGCCCAAGATGCCACTTGGAGCTTTGTTGATGCTCAGAAGGGATATACTTCCGCCTCGACTGGTGCTACCGCCGCTGTCAATGCACATATACAAGCGAATAACGCAGCAGGAATGTCGGTTGGGCAACTCGCGCTTCGTATTGCTGGATATTCCACCCTCCTTACCGCAGGCATTGCCATTACGCGCGATGTTATACGCGAAACCATCAATCTTGGGAAAGAAGCCATTATCACCGCCGCATCATTTGAAAAATCTAGGATGACATGGGGCATTCTTCTTGGTGATATGAAACAAGGGCTTGAGGTTTTTCAAGAACTATATAGTTTTTCCATCCGTACTCCTCTTACTTTCAAGGGGGTAGAGCCTGCCGCACAAATGCTCAAGGCGTTTGGTGTGGAGGTACGCGATCTAATTCCTACTATGGAAATGCTCGGAAACCTTGCAATGGGCGATGATCAAAAATTACAGCTTATCGCAAAATCCTATGGTGAAATGTTTGCCTCTGCCCACGTTCAGGCGCGTAACCTGATTCAGATGGTGCGCGATGGCGTGCCTATTTATGACGCTCTTGCCGAATCCATGCATACTACTGTGGGCGCAATTGCCGAAATGACACAGAAGGGACAGTTGGGATTTAGTGACGTTAAGAAAGCAGTAGAACTTCTCAATTCCGAAGGCCACCAATTCCATGATTTAATGGATACAATTGCAACTAGCGCAACGGGGAAATGGAATATTGCCCTTGATAATTGGCGAGCTATTCTTGCTGATACTGGGGAAAATGTGTTACCATTACTTAAACGAGCTCTCGATGCCGTCAACGAATCAATGGACAAGATGCTATCGAAAAGCAATTTTCAAAAATATATAGAGCAAGGCATTGGCGATCCACAAACAATTATTGATGCACTTGAAGCATCGAAAAAATATCATGCCCATGATTTATACCCGCAGGACGCATATGCACTTATCGATGCACAAATACAATCCGTGCGTGATGTATGGTCTTCGCGTGATTCAGCTAAAGTTGAAAATCAACGAACGGGTATCCTGCCCCCCCAAAAGACCCCTCCCACCCCTGATACTCTTACAGATTTTCAAAATTTCCTTCAGGACGCTACTGGAATAGAAATGCTTGGCCTTACGGGGCAACAGGGCGCACAGCTTTTTGTAGACAAACTCAAAGGTAATATCTCGCAATTCGATATTCTTGGTGTGGATAAGCGTGCTGATTATGCGAAAGCCATAATTACGTTGCGCGATAAGATGATTGAGTCTGGTATATGGACAGCAACTGATAGTACGGTTCAATATCTTACAGCACAAGCAGATATGATTACTAAAAATATTACTTTGCCGTCTGATAAAATTCAACAATATACACCTTATTCAGATACGTGGGCTAGCAAGGTAGGTGGTGGTGTTTCATTTATGGGGCCTAATGAAGCACAATCGGTATTAGATGAAATTTCTCGTAAAATTGCAACATCGTTTGATTTTACTCCATATCAAGATAAATGGACAAATAAGGTTGGTGGTGGGGTTCCATTACTTACACCAGAAGAGGCTAATAATATATTAGCAGGGATCAATGCAAGAATTGCTACTGAAATTATGGCAGAACTTGCAGATTCAGCGGGTAAGGTGCAACCTGATAGATGGATGTATAAAGTTGGTGGTGGAGTATCGTTCCTTACACCCGAGGAAGCACAATTTATACTTGATAGAATGGATAATGAGATATCTTTTGAGTATGCACTAGAACTATCACGGATGGCTTCTCGTGCGCCAACTGACAGATGGATGTACAAGCCCGGCGGAGGTATTCCGCTTCTTACACAAGAAGAAGCAGATACAATATTAAGTGGTTTTGATGCGAAGATGGCCACTGAATTAAGAGATGAGTTATCTGCTTCTGCTGCACGTGCGCCAACTGACAGATGGATGTACAAGCCCGGCGGAGGCGTAAAATTTCTAACTAAAGAGCAGGCCGATAATGTACTTTCCAATATGGATAACGCTATTTTGTGGGATTCTCGCATTGCATTACAGGATTCAGCTGGAAGGGTTGAGACTGATAGATGGATGTATAAGCCTGGTGGAGGTATTCCGCTTCTTACACAGGAAGAGGCTGATAATATACTTGGTACAATCGATGCGAGGATGGCCACTGAATTAAAAGATGAGTTATCTGCTTCTGCTGCACGTGCGCCAACTGATAGATGGATAAATAAAGTTGGTGGTGGAATTCCATATATGACCCCCGAGCAGGCTGCGGCCGCATTAGACACTATTGCCGCAAGGATGGCTACAGAGGCAAGAACTGAATTATCTGGCATGGCCTCAAAAGTACCAACTGATAGATGGATATATAAGCCTGGTGGAGGTATCCCGCTACTGACACCAGCACAAGCAACGAAGGTACTTGGTACAACCGATTTAAAGATCAATGCCGAGGCGTGGTCAAATGCAGCTCAATATCCTGTTCAAGTTTACAATTCGGATTTTGAATCACGCTTTGGTATGACACCAGATGAATATACCGCAAAGACTGGGCTTGCCCTTCCAGCAGACCCTAATAGCCCATTTGCCGCATGGGAATATCAGCAATGGCTCGAAAAACACCAGTATGCTCGGGGTGGTAACAAAAATACTTACGGTTATGACACAGTAGAAGGGGGAACTCTCTATGGTGGAATCTATACTAGTTTAGATAATTATAAACGTAGCCTTTCCGCTAAATCAGAAATGCCTACCTATGCATCCAATGAGGAATATCAGGCTACAAGAGAGCGGCGCGATAATGCGAGAATTAAAGCTTTACAGGATTATTGGTATACAAGATATCCTATGGCGTATGGTGCGCCCAGTACCAATTGGCAAGGAACACCCCTAGAAGAACAACTACAACTATTACAACTTAACATGGCGGCATTAAATAATATTCCCGCTGGTGAGGGCAACTTAAAGCCTTGGCAAATGAAACAAACAGTACCAATTAATCCTATTACTGGAGATATTTATGGTTA